GTCGCAGTGTATTAGCGATGGTGTTCAACCTCATGTCTAAGTCCTGCTTGGTAGGCAGGTGATAGGTTGCGTTGTTATACAACAGGTGACCATTCTGTTTATCAATCCATAAGAAGCCAGCTTCATCATTCTTGATATCAAAATCATTATGATGATGGTAGTACCCCAGTTGATAGAGGTAACCGAACGCATCGTTAGCACTGGTGATCCCTTCCTTACTGTACTTCTTATACCCAAAGGATGAGGTAGACTTAACGTCTATCAATGTACCATCTACTACTGCGTCGATCCTACCGCTGACCTTCCACTCACCGTCGAAGTCATACTCGACTCGCTCTTGTGCATACTCTACCGTGTGACCTGCTTCCTCTGCTAGATACAGGGCAGCCTCCTCAAGGATGTTACCATACAAGAACTTGAACTTGGTGTGTCCCATGAGTGGGATGGCTTTGTCTTGGTCGTTGAACTTATAGTATGTCTTACGGTTGCAAGTCTCACCTAAGTCACTAGCCCACAGCTTCCCATGCTCCCGGTCTCTCGACCGGGGCTGGGTAGCCTTTGCCATCTCACCACCGATACGCATAGCGTAACCGGCAGCAAGCTCAGGCGAGGGGTCGTGATCTACAGAGCTATCGAGCTTTGTATAAATGTCTTGCTCTACATCACTGACCTTCTTCATCATGCACTTCAAAATAATAGTAAGATTATAAGTAGCATACCTGCTAGCTTAAGCCCCTTCATCAGCCACGGCTGCCAGCTTAGCGTTCTGTTCAGTCTGCTGTGCCTTAGCCTGTTCGACTAATGCCTGATCCAACGTACCCATAGCGAAGCCGGTCAGGTTGTAAGCAACCTTGATTACTTCGTTGTATACTTCTTCGGCACTCTCAAAGGTAATGCCAGCGTTCACTGCTGTAGCTACTGCTGCATTAGCATTGGTCAGAGCATTCTGCCTGATGATGATGTGATCCTTAGAGTCAGGGTCAACAGGGAATTGCTTCTTAGCGGCTGCTTGTCTTGGGGCCACTGAAGCTGACTGTGGTTTAGCAGCCGGACGAGCTGGGCCTTTACTGCCGGGCTGTGCGATCTTAAGGCCCCACTTAGTGGACTCAACGTCAAGGTCAACGTACTCTCCTTCGCTGTGGTTACATTTGAATCCAAGGTCAACCTCAGTACCGTCGATCACTGCTGTGTATACGGTACCGCCATTGCCTACTGTCTTACTTACGATGCTATCAATTACACCTGATACTTTCATTGCTTGCTCTCCTTACAGCCAACACTCGTCGGCTTCTATGTCATATACCAATGGTACTGGTATATTCAGTTGGGTGCTAACTAAGTTACACACCTTGGTCATAATACGTTCTAGTTCGGGCTGCTTGTCCTTACCCCAGTCTACCACTATAGAGTCGTGGACTGTCATGCGTAGCTTAGCATCCGGGCTAGCCAGTACTGCATCGAGGATGGTGAGTGCGTTCATCACTATGTCACCACCTGCGAATCCTTGTATCGGATAGTTCTTAGTCTCGGTTGGCTTGAAGCTAAACTTACAGCCATCCTGATGTTGCTTCCACAATGGTGATTCACTCTCCTCAAAGTAGAAGCGTCTGCCTCCATAGGCATTAGGTATCTGATAGACAGATCCCTTGTAACTCTGTCCATCCTTAGTACCTTCGACCCAAGCGTCATCCTTAATCTCTTTCAACACTTGGTCTTGCCACTTAGCAACGCCGGGGTACCTATCATAGAAGGACTGGATCAGTTGCTTCACTACCTTCTTATCAGCACCTGTGTTCAGTGCTATACCTGCTGCCCCTCCACCATACAGCAGTCCGAAGTTCACACCCTTCACAGTACGACGTTCATCCTTCCTCATGTCCAGTGGGTTACGCCATCCGAACACTGTCTTACCTGATTCAAAGTGGATGTCCCTACCATCTACGATGTCCTGCCTCATGTTGGCATCACCACTAAGGGTGGCTGCCCCTATCATTTCTAGTTGCTGCCAATCAATCTCGTAGATGTAACCCTCTGTACTAGCAATCAGGTTCCTTACACTAGGTGGAATGTTCTGCCCATTGGGGCTGCTAGAACTGAGCCGTCCAGTGTTGGTACTGCAAGTGTTAAGCTTAGGGTGGATGGTACCACCTGTGATCTTAGCCTCTGTCAAGAAGGGGATAAGGTATGTGTTGATAATCTTGTTCGCATCCTTAGCTTCCTTGTATGCTCCCACTGTGTTAGGTTGCAGCTTGATAAGTGTCTCCATAACTGCTGCGTTGATAGGATACCCAAGGTTAGGGTTCGGCTTAGTCTTACCCCATACCTGTTCCATGACCTTATCAGACAAGATGGGTCCATTGGCTGGCTTGAATACGATATGCTTCTTGTCATTCTTACCACCCAACCCATGTGTTGGTTTACCAGTGAGGTAGTAGCTGATAGTACGGGGAGCCAGTGGTTTGAAATCTCCACGAGCGACAGGACTACCATCAGACCAGACCATCTTTGTTCTTACGTGCCCCTCCACTGCTATGACAGCAGTGTCGTGGATATCTGTAAGCTTCTTCAGTTCCATCCTAGTCTTTGTCTCATTCAGAGGTAGACCATTCAGTTCCATCCTTGCCAAGGGCAGGATGTAGTCATAGTCATAATCCTCTGCTGGACACATCATCTGAATCCATAGTGCTTGGACTGCCTTGACATCTTTCATCAGGTACCTACCGAGGTCACCCTTATCAATGTCATCAATGTCCACGCCCTGCTTAATCAGACCACCAAGGTCTAGTCCCTTAGTGAAGGGGATGCTGTACTTAGCACACAGATCTTCCAAGCTAACGAACTTGAACCTGTGTCCAGATATCCTGTAGTGGGCAGTCATAGTGCAGACGAAGGCACACTTGTGCCACGGTACCTCCGGTGCCTCCCTTAGTAGCCACTTAAGATCGAACTTAAGGTTGTGTGCTATCAGTCTTGGTTGCTTACCTTCGGCTATTGTTTTCGTTACTTCCTTGACTAGCTCACCCACGTTGTTCTGTGAGTTGAATCTAGTATCAGTACCAAAGCCACATAGTACCAGCTTGTTCTTTGCGTACTGTGCCTCCGGGCTATTGTCGGGACCACGAGCAGTGGTCTCTAAGTCAAAGCATATGTCATGCTGTTCCACGACTGTTCCCCTTGAATAGTTTAGATGTGAACCTACCTACTGGCCCGTCGAACTTAACCTCGGACATGAGGTGACTGACACTCGGGTCAGTACACGGGGCAGGTGGGATCTTGTTCTTGGCTACATGAATGAACCTTGTATCAGGTGGCTCATCGTAGTCCATACCAATCATCAGTAGTACATCAGCCTCACCTTGGAGTGCTGTCTTACTCTTGTATATACGATCCTGATGTATGTATCTTACTCCTTCTGCTGTTGGGTCTGCTTGTGTTATGCCTATCACTGGGCAGTAGTCCGAAGCTAACCTTCGGAGTTCTTCACCAACGTGTTGTAACTTGTCATGGTCTTCCATTCTTCCGGGGACACCTACTTTAAGGAGGACGTTAACCCCCAGTATGCCGTACTGTCCAGTATCGAGTCGTCGTCTGATGTCCGACGCTTGCATTGTAGTGCTATGGATAATGTCGATCTTCCTTCCATCAAGAAACTTGTCGTATTCTTTGGCGTAGTGTGCCGGATTCGACATGATAGTTCGGTAGTCCTCATTAAGTGCCGCCGAAATAACTCTAGTGTATATCTTGTCGGGTGCTTCTTCGTTGTTAAAGATAACTGCATTGTTATCTCCTAGTTGTTCGAACATAAAGGTAAGCTCACTAACTAAGAATGAGGTACCTCCCACTTCGGGTCGCTTGGCGACGATGACTAGATCACCTTGTCTGATGGGACCAACGGATTTGTTGAGATCTTCAAGCCTCCAATAGAGGCCGTTCTTGTCCCTTGAGTTCTTGGCAAGATCTTCAAGCGAAAGGATAACATCCCCCTCGGTACTATCTGACCGTACATTGTTGTGCATCCCTGATACTTTGGATGAAAACTCACTAATGTCGATGCGTCCCGAGCTAAGGTCGTCGCTGAGATGAGAGATCTCTGCTCTTGTCTTAGCTTCCTTAAGGGTGCCCACGAATGTGTCAGAGACTGTGAACCCCTCTTGTCTCTTACTATAAATGTTGTTGATGATTGCGCCATAGCTCTCAGCCTCATCGGGTTTCATACCCGGATGCTTATCAACCCTGAACCACAGTGTGAAGTCACTGTCGATCTGAGTAACATCAGGATGTTTGTTAAAGTAATCACCGAAGTCCTGAACTAAACGCCAACTAGTCTTGGTGCATAGCCCCTTGTCTACTATGTCACCGTACTGTTCATAGTTACCACGTTCAGACAGGAAGGTGAGTATGTCTAGATCAAGCAAATCCATTACGTAACTTCCTTTGTATTTGGTCTGTTGTTAAATGCTTCGGGTCGTGCTCTCCACTGATACGCCTTACCGTTTGTTCTGGTGTCTTGTACATATGGAGTATGTTGTACATATCCATTGCCTTCTTGTTTACTACTGAGCTGTCATTGTCAAGCCACACTACCATGTGCTTGTACCCATCTTGTGCCATATAGTACAGTACACTAGG